TCACCGATAAATAAGGTAAAGGCTAAGGTAACTAAGGTAAAGACTAAGAAGAAAGAACCAACAAGTCCAAAGGAGAACTAATGGATATCAAGAAACTCAAGGCAATCGGTGCAACATATCTACGTGCTGGTATCGCATCAGCAATTGCACTATGGCTATCTGGTGAAACAGATATCAAGACAATTGGTTTAGCAGCACTCGCTGCTGTAGCTGGTCCAGTGCTTAAGGCACTAGATCCAAACGCATCAGAGTTTGGTCGTGGGTCTAAGTAACCCATATAGCGCGAGGCAAACAGCCCCTGCTCAGGAGAAATCCTGAGTGGGGGCTTTTTCGTCATTTCTGGAACTTTTGCTTACGTTACATAAAGCGTGCGTTGGTCTTACATTATCAAGTGCATCGGCTCCACCATATTGAATATCAATGACGTGATCTAAATGTAAACCATTTTCCCAACCTTCAATACCGCAATGTCGAGGAGCGCTCATATCAATTTCTAAATTACATAAGTAACATATGGTTCCATACTTTTCTAAAACTTCCTTTAATGTATAATACTCTACTCTGTTACCTTTTAACCGTGCTCTACGTCTTACCTTTTGACGTGCTCTCGCTGCCTTTCGTGCAAGACTTGTTCTTTGATATTTTCTTCTACGAAGACGCATTTTTTCTGGATTTCTTTTTTGATACTCAATAACATATTGAACAGCAGCAGCTTTACATTCAGCACAAGCGGTTTCTTTTTGACGATAATGTCTTTGGTATCCTGAATAAGTTCCACACTTTATTTCTTTACGAGGCGTCATCTTTATCCACAGGACAGGGAACGGTGACCAAATTGCCACAGTTAACACAGGTTCCATCTAGGAAATACCAGCTGAGTTCGTAATCTTCAAAGGAGGCTACGACGTTAAAACACTGGGACCCACACGGACATACGTGAAGCGGCCCTAACTGTCTTAAATCGGTCCCAAAAGGCTCAGGAATGCCATCGTAGGGCTTGCGCCTGCGTAAGAATTTTGGCAGGGTTGGTAGACGGAGAGCCACGGTAACCTGTCGGTTACCTACTGTGCGCTCTGAGGAGCGCCCGTACTGTTTATCTCGGCTCACGCCTCGAATTGTAATCATACTCAAGCCGGTATCAATGAATAAGGACTCCACGGCGTGTCGTGATACACTTGGACTATGACAACAATCGCCGGTATCCAAGGAGACGGTTGGTGTGTACTCTGCGCCGACTCGCAAATAACAGAAGATAATTTACGAACGATATCTACACGCACACCGAAGATAGTTGCAGTCGGTGATTACCTCATTGGTATTACAGGAGACGCCAGACCTGGAGATATCCTTGCGTATAACTGGACACCGCCAACGTATACCGGTGATGACAAGATTATCTTTATGGGAAAGAAACTTATCCCATCTATCATTCGTACATTTGAATCACACGGTTACGATTGGGCTAAGCAAGACAAAGACGGTGGCTTTGATTACATCGTTGCTTTCGATGGCGAGATATTCCACATCGCTTGCGATATGAGCTTTATATCTAATGACACAGGACGCTACGGCTTAGGTTCAGGTGGACAGTTTGCACTCGGTTATCTGTACTCATTAGCACCAGGTGCGACACGGACACAGGCTTCTGCAATTCAAGTTGTAAAGAAAGCAGTAAAGATCGCGTCGGTTCTTGACGTCAATACCAATCCACCTTTACAGTTGGTGGTACAGGAGAGGATATTTGAATGAATAAAACACGTGAATATGAAGTAAACGAAGCGTTGATGATGGGCTTTCAAGCTGCATTACTTGGCTTTGATAAGACTGCATTTCGTGAACAACTTGCACAAGAGGTAGAAGCAGCAGGATACTTAGAAGCTGCACAACTTATTCGACAGGAATCTAAATATGATTAGTGATCCAAAGGAACTGTTACTGACAGTACTGCACGCTAAGGATGCTGGTCGTGACCGCAGTAAGCAGAGGCAGGTAGGTCCATCAGAGATAGGTGGTTGCCGTCGTAAGGTGTGGTATCGGTTGCAAGGACAACCTGAAACAAATGATAACCAATCTAAACTTGCTGCAATTATGGGTACTGCTATTCACGCAGCAATCGAAGATGCAATTACAACGCTAGATCCTGAAGGCAAAGATTACTTAGTTGAGAGTGAAGTTGCCTATGGTGATTTGAAAGCACACGTTGATTTATTTATACCAGCTACTGGTGCAGTCATTGACTGGAAAACATCTAAGGTTAAGAACCTATCGTTCTTTCCATCAGTGCAACAGCGCTGGCAAGTACAGGTCTATGGCTACTTGATTGAGAAGAGTGGTAAGGGTAAGGTCAACACAGTCAGTCTTGTTGCTATCGCACGCGATGGTGATGAGAAGGATGTCAAAGTACATACAGAAGCCTACGATGAAAAGGTTGCGCTAGAAGCGCTTTCGTGGTTGGCTAATGTCAAGGCGATGGAGACAGCACCAGAGCCTGAGAAGGATGCAAGTTTCTGCAGACTGTACTGCCAGTACTACGATGAGTCTGGTGAGATGGGATGCGTTGGTCTAAAAAAAGAACGTATAGTCCTTAGTGAAACAATCATTGAGGACACAGAGGTTGATAGCAACGCTCTGATGTACTTACAGTTGGACCAACAGATAAAAGATTTAGAAAAGAAAAAGGATTCCTTGAAAGAATCTTTCGAGGGAGCCACTGGTGTAACAGCTAGTGGTATTGAAATCAGTTGGACTACGGTAAAAGGCCGCGAGTCAGTTGATTCCAAGGAAGTTGAAAAACTTCTAGGGTTTGTTCCCAAGATAGTTGGCAACGAATCTGTTAGATTAAATATCAAACAAAGTGGAGGAAAGTAAATGGCTGCACCGGAAAGCACTAAGTTCCAGGTCAACTACAAGTTGCCTGATGGTTCATTAGTAAATCTGTACGCAACAACAATCAAGGAACTGGAGACTGGACTCAATGATCTATCAATGGTTTCTTCTCTCATTAAATCAACTTCAGCTGAACTTGGCGGAAGTTCTCACTCTGCTCCTTCAGTGGCTTCTGTAGCAGCAGCATTTAATGCAACAGCAGTAACTCCTAGCGGAGCACCGGCGCAATCTGCAGGTAATACCTGTAAGCACGGTCCAATGGTTTACAAGACTGGTACTTCTTCAAAGGGTGCGTGGCAGGGTTGGATGTGTTCAACTCCTAAGGGCGCACCAGATAAGTGCGACACTATCTGGGTTAGATAACATATGCGGGAGCCACACGAATTTGAAGCTCCCGCGTGTGCTGAGATTGGTGGAGATTTCTGGTTCCCTGAGAAGGGTAAGGAATCCATTGGACAAGTTGAGGTTAACTTTGCAAAACAAATATGCAAGAGATGTCCACACCAAACTGAATGTGCTGAGTGGGGAATCATTAATGAAGCTCACGGCATATGGGGCGGTCTCGTAAGTAGAGAACGTCAGAAAATACGTAGACGAAGAGGTATTACTTTACAAGGAGGCGAAGTTGCTTGACTTATCCCGTGCGTGGGGTGGTGTGCTTACTAAAGCAACACCGTTACCTGATGTATGGAATGATCTAGCACACAAACAGATTAAGTTCCGTAGAGGACAAGTCTGTATGGTTGCAGCAGCGCCTAATGCTGGTAAATCTATGTTCGCTTTGGTGTATGCAATGCGAGCAAAGGTACCAACACTCTTCTTCTCAGCCGATACCGATACAACAACTGTGATGATGCGTGCTGCTGCACAAGCATCTGGTCATACACAGATTTCAGTAGAGAGTAACCTCTCATCTGATACACATTACTACGATCATCACTTCGACAAGCTCAATCATATTAAGTGGGTCTTTGACTCTTCACCTTCATTGGATGATATCGAACTAGAGATTCGAGCATATGTAGAGCTGTACGGAGAAGCACCTGAGTTAATCGTCATAGATAACTTAATGAACGTTGCTGCTGAAACAGACAACGAGTGGGCAGGGCTACGTGCAATTATGATGGAGTTGCACGATATGGCACGCAAGACTGAGGCTTGCGTATTAGTACTTCATCACGTCTCTGAGCAATCAGAGTATGGTTCACCAACTAATCCACCTGCTCGTCGTGCTATTCACGGTAAGGTAAGCCAACTACCGGCACTGATACTTACACTGGGTTACGACCCAATGCAAGGTGAGTTGAAGGTAGCAGCAGTAAAGAACCGATTTGGTCCACATACTGCTGATGGCAAAGACTGGGCTACACTCTTCGTTAACTACGGAGCGTGTCAGATTTCAGATAAGAATTCGTTTGGTCAAATGCTGGCTAGAGATGCACGAGCTGGTTATACTGGCGACTACACACCACCAGCTGATACCGAAGAGGATGATATTTATGGGCAATACTGAGATTGCTTATCTTAAAAATCAAATCACGTTGCTACGTGAAGAGATGAAGAACCTATTGATTGCACTACTTGAGTCTGGTCTCATCGAGATCACTGAAGAAGATGGCAAGAAGGTCTATAAGATTAACAAGGTGAAGTAGTGGCTAATCCTAACGGTAGAAAAGGTAGTCAGTTTGAAACTGACGTAATGAGATTCTTACGTTCTGTTGGATTACTAGCTGAAAGGCTAACGAAAGCAGGCAGTAAGGATGAAGGAGACATAGTATGTGTGGTGGCGGGAAACACTTACATACTAGAACTCAAGAATGTAAAGAAGCTAGACCTTCCTAAATTCTGGAGTGAAGCCGAGGTTGAGGCGCTTAATTATTCTAAGGCTCGTGGTATTGGGGAAGTGCCACTGCATTATGTAATAGTTAAGCGTCGCAACTCCGGTATAGAAAACGCTTGGGTCATACAGGATCTAAAGCAATGGCTGAAGGAGAAGCAGTGAAACTGTACGACAGAATTAAAATGATTGAGAAGCCAGCATCACAAGTTGAGGTTGATGCTCTGAAGTACAAGGTGTCTGTATTGCAGAACATTCTTATATCAGCAGGGATTCTAGTAGATCATAAAGGTACAGTTAAAGATACCGTTATCATAGTAGATGGAAAACCATACACAATTAAGGAGAATTACAATGCCAGTTCCAGAGGGTGAAATCACCACATCAGAAATCTTTGCAGCAGAAGAAGCACAAGATATTGAAGACTTTGATATTGTCTTTGAGATGAATGAAGATAAGATTCCTTTAGAGGAAGTCAAAGAAGAACTAGGAATAGCAGATGAAAATAGTTAAAGACGAAACATTTTTTCACAACGAACGTGGATTCGGTATTAAATTAATGCCTTGGGATACTGCTGATTATTGCTTTAACATCAAAGCATTTGGCAGGGATTTTTCTTGGTTGATTTATAAAGGCAATCCAACACCGGTAGAAATATTGGAATGGGAATCATTCTATCAACAGGATGTGAGGGCTGAACAATGATTTGTCCTAACTGTCGTAAAGCCGGTGAGGAGAACTCACTTAATCACATAAAGAGATCCATAAGTTTTCATAACAAGTGTGAGTACAAGGGAGACTGCGGATGTCAACACAGGGTTGGTCAAGGACTGTTCGTAACAAAGGGTTCAAAGGTTCCGTTGATGCGAACTCAATCCCCATAGGGGTAATCGTTGCTCACTATGGAGGACAAGTAAGAGAAGGTAAGAACGTAAAGGTATCGTGCGTAATGCACAATGACCTACACGGTTCAGCTGTTATAGATACAGTAAGCAATTTATACTTTTGTCACACCTGCGGTAAAGGCGGTAACGCCGTTAATATGGTGTGCTTTATGGAGAATATGGAGTTCAACAATGGCCTCAAACGCGCAGTCGAAATTGCTACTGGAAGCGGCGCAGAGATACGCACAGGAAATAAGTCCAGAAGCACTCGCCGCGCTAGGAGAACGTGGGATATCTGAGGTAGTTGCTGCTCG